ATGTTGAAAACAATACTGATTACCTCAATGCTTGCGGATCTTCTTTTTTCATGGAAATATATGAAGCCGAAAAAGGAAATGATGTTGCTAGTCCTCAAGCTCTTCTTGAACTTAAAGCCTATGCACTTATTCAACATTGTCAGAATTGTAACTGGCAGAAAGCTGATGATGCTGAATTTGATATTAAATTTCTCGTTAGAAAATTCAATGTAAAAAGTCTTGATAGACTTGCAAAAATAGTTGATGTATCTGAGCTTAAAGAAGTCCAGAAAATAATTAATAACGTAAAGTAAGGAGATGATTATGAGAAAATGTGATGTATGTGGAAAAAGAAACCCTGATACAATTTATGTTGTAGACCTCGAAAATGGTGAGGTTCAAAATTGTTGTACAGATTGTTGCGATGAAAAAGACAAAATTATTAACGTAATTGAACAGGATGAAGGCGAAGAAGTTAAAATATGGAATGAAAACTGTGTTGGTGCTGGAATGGTCGCTCCGATTAACGCCCCAGAAGATGACACAACAGAATACAGCGTTTCAGAAGTGCCGTTCCTCAAGAAAATGATGAGGAAATATATCAGAACAAAAGGCGGATCAAGTTTCCTTTACCATTCATATAAAAACGCTCTTGAGTATCTTGAAGGCGAAATAAGAAATATTCGTACCGCATAATCTTTTTAATTCCCCTAACTTGACAAAATAAATTAAGACCATAAACTTGACTTGGAGGTACAAGATGACTGACGAGCTTCTAAACTTTGATTTTAACAATATAGGCACCAACAAACCCAAACAAGAAAAGATAATAGGAACAGTCAAAAGCGGAACTGTAAATAGAACTTTAAATGTCAAGTGTATGATGAGAAAACAAAAGAATATATACAGAAGGGCTTTTTCTGAAACTCAATTAATGGACGTGGTAGGAACAAATTTTAAGGACGGTGAAAGCTATCATTGTCTAAGTGGTGGTGACGTTGACGGCTTGAGTTATTTGAAAGTAGTTCTAAGACAACAGGATCTTGATTATTGTATGTTGTCAACGTGGTGTATGGCTATTGACGATGTTTTACAGTTAAAAGAGTGGGTAGAAAAAGGAAAGATAAAAAAACTAGATGCTTATGTAGGTGAAATATTCAAAGGAAGTTACGGCACTGAATACATAAAACTAAAAGAGATAGCAGAAAGTACAGGCGGTAAGATAATAATATTCAAAAACCACTCAAAGACGTTCGCAGGATATGGAAAGAAATTCCACTTTGGCATTGAAACAAGTGCAAACATAAACACAAACCCTAGAACTGAAAACGGATGTATAACTATAGGAAAGGATATATTTGATTTTTACTTTGATTTTTACGATAATATAAAGGGGTTTTAAAATGGCTAAAACTAAATACAACAAAACGTTTCCTGCTAAAGTCGAGGCTATGGCTAAGAAAGGAATGATAGACAAGAATATGGCTAAATCTTTGGGTATATCAGAGGATACTTTCTATGAATATATTAAAAAATATCCTGAGTTTTCCGAGGCTTTAAAAAGAGGGAAAGCCCCTATTGATGAAGAAGTCCAGAGTTCTTTACTTAAAAGGGCGTTGGGATATAGCTATAAAGAAACAACCAAATCAGCTAAGACAGACGTGGAAGGAAACATAATAGGAAAGGAAATAAAGGAAGTTGTTAAAAGTGTTGTCCCCGATGTTACTGCTCAGATATTCTGGTTAAAAAACAGGATGCCTGAGGATTGGAGGGATAAGCAGGATGTTTTAATCAATATAGGTGCAGACTATTCAGGAATGTCAACAGAGGAACTTATTAAAAGGGCTGCTGCGGTTACAAAGTTAGATGAATCAAAAGACTGACCTCTATATAGAGCTATATAAACGTAAAGAATATCAGCATATACCCATAGGCAGGATATACGGAAAACCAGCTTATCTATCACCTAAACAGCTCCAAGCAATGAAACACATGGACAACCCTGAAGTCCAGTTTATAGGATATGGTGGAAGTGCCAGATCGGGAAAAACTTATCTTGAGTGTTTCGCTTCTATAATGGATTGTATCTCATACCCCAAGGTAGTATGGGGGTTAGCGAGAAAGGAGCTTACACGGCTAAAGAAGTCGGTTATTATCACTATGTTTAAGCTCTTAGACTTCTACGGGATAAAGGCTCAGGAAGATTACCGCTATGACTCTCAGGCTAATATTATAAAGTTCAATAACGGCTCTAGGATAATGTTCATTGATATTAAATATTTACCGACCGATCCCCTTTATACTAGATTTGGAGGTATAGAGCTTACAAGATGCGGAGTAGATGAATCCAACGAATCAGAGGAACTTGCTATCACTACCCTTGCAAGTAGAACAGGGTGGGCAATGAATGACGTTTACGGTCTTTCACGGTTCTGTCTGGAGACGTTTAATCCTAATAAAGGTCATGTGTACCGTAGATACTGGATGCCGTACAGAGACAATATAGAGACAATAGATAAAAAGTTTATTCCAGCACTTCCGAGTGATAACCCTGATCCTAAGATACAGGACTGGATAAAAGGTATTATAAGTGGTGGCGATATAGTCCAGATAGAAAGGCTGGTTAAAGGGAATTTTGATTATGATGATAACAAAGCACAGCTTATAAAATCACCCCAGATTAATACTTTTATAAACGGAGTACCCAAGGAACCCCTAGGACTTACCTATATATCCGCTGATATAGCGTTACAAGGTGCTGATCTGTTCGTTATAGTTGTATGGAGGGGTTGGCATATACTTGATATTTCACTAATCCCTAAATCAGACGGTCAGGAAGTTATAAACGAGATGAAGTTTCTTGCAGAATTATACAAGATACCTACTAGTAGAATGGCTTATGATGCAGACGGAGCAGGGGGATTCATAGGGGGGTTCTTAAGGGAATCAGTACCCTTTAACAATGGCTCAAGTGCTATTATAACCGCAGAAGATGAAGAAAAGAACATTGAACTGAAAGAGCAGGGCGTAAGTTTCAGGAAGAAATATCAGAACCTTAAAACTCAGTGCGTATATTTACTGGCTGAAAAGATCAACTCTACCGAGTGTACGATGGAACCTGACGTACTTATGCCAGCTAACAGAGAACGTCTATCTCAAGAGCTGTCAATGCTTAGAAGGGATAAGGTTGATGATGATACTGGATTATATATCATAAAAAAAGAAGAAGTTAAAAAGGCTCTGGGGCGTTCACCTGATATGTCTGATGCTATATTAATGCGTGGTATATTTGAGCTAAAAAAAGATATTAACGCTATGCCTTACAGTATATTGACAAATAAATAAATATGCTATAATAGGGCAGTTATTTGATTTATGGAGGATATAATGTCAAAAACAGCAAGGAACATAAAAACAAAGTTAAAGGAATTCAAGGATAGTTATATGAGTTCACGCCGTACCAGCAGAAAGGTCGATAAATACTTAAAACAGGAAACAACAGCACAGGAGCCGTCTACACTTAGAAACGAGTACAGAGACGGGTGGTTAATCCAGAAAGGCTGTAAGACCGTACCTAAAGACGCTTTAAGGAACTGGATAGATATAGAACAGGAAGACGAGAGCCAGCTTAAAAAGTTATCTGATGAAATTAAAAGATTAAAAGTAGGAAGGAAACTTGTAGACGCAGCTATACAGTCAAGGATATTCGGGGGTGCAGGGGTATATATTAATTGTAAGGATAGTGGAGAGGCACAGGAACCTCTTGAAAAACCTACTTTTATTGAATCCTTAGAAGTTATAGCCTATCAGCAGATAACAGGCTCAGAACTACAGACAGACCCTTTAGCCCCTAATTATGGCAGCGTAGGTATGTACACAGTAAATGGAAAGAAAGTACATCCTTCCCGTATCCTTCATTTTGAGCCCAGCCCTATTGATATGCAACATCGACAGGAACACGGGGGATTCAGTTGTGCTTTATCTCATAAGATGCGTGAAGAGATTAAATCCTTCGGACTATCAAATGATGCAGTACAGGATATATTAATAGATTATTCCACCAAGGTACTTTCAATCGAAGGTCTGATACAAATGCTCACTAACGATAAGTCAGGGCTGTCAGAGCGGTTAACGGTCTTAAATGAGACAACCAGCCTTGACGGGCTGATGGTTATAACAGAAAAGGAAGAGCTTAAAAAGATTCAAACCCAACTTGCAGGTATAGACAACCTCCTTAACTTTATCCTAGATACAGCCTCAGCGGTGTATGATATGCCTAGAAAAAAACTCTTTTCACAGCAATTAGGTACTCTGGCGGGTGCTGAAAGCTCTGAAAAGGATTATAACGCTACACTTGAGCAATATCAGGTAGACATATTTGAAGATCATATCCAGACCATGCTTGACCTCATTAATCAGATATCAAATGGAAGCCAAGAGCCCGTACAATGGACGTTTAACCATGTGGTGCTACCAACCACTTCCGAACTTGCAGAGATACAGACAAAGACCGCACAGACCGTTAAAAACCTGTTTGATGCTGGGATATTGACTGATGAAGAAGCTAGAAAACCTTTCCTCGGTTCAACTAAACAAACCCTGCTTAAACTTGATGACCTTGAATTCAACAGACCGATAGAAGGTGAAGAAGAAGAAGAAGAAAAGAAAGTTATCCCGCCTGTGGAGGAATAGCATAAATGTTAATGATTAAAGGTACATATCAAAAAGGGTATATTTGCTAAAATAAGGGGGTGTGAGGTGAAAAGGTGTAAAAACTGTTGTAAATACCTTAATTGTAAGAATGTAGGCAAAAGTAATTGTGATGGCTATGTTGCCGATGAACGTTTATTTTATTTCAACTTTTCAAGACCCAGACCTTTGAAGCCGACAATATCTCACGGAGAGACCGACAATTCGGAAAGCACCTGTGAAAAAGTAGACCCGCTATTTGCCGTGATTATAATAATGGCGTGTTTATTTATAATTTTGACAGTGGTGCTGAGCATATAACTTTAAAAAAAGGGGGTGTGAGGTGATATGTCATAATTGCGGTAAAGAATGGACGTTATCAACAGGCTCAATGAGTAAGACTATATGTGACGTGTGCTATATGCTGAAAAAGCCAGTGACTACAATCCATCTTGCTAACTTCAATTCAGATAAAGACGGTAATATGTATTTTATGTTTCCAACCGAACAAGCAACACCGTATACCATCACAGCAACCAATGATTTTAAAAAAGGGGGTGTGAGGTGAAAGTAGGAAGCATTATAACAATGGAGTTGGAAGTAGTAGAAACAGGCAAGCACTCATGTACTGATTGTGTTTTTAATAGTGATGATGGATGCTGTAGACCACACGAAATAAGAGACTGTGAAGAAGCTGTAAAAGGAAAAGATATTATTTATAAATTTATGTCTTTGCATGAAACGGACAAAAGTGTCTTAATAAAGTTTGAGCGTGTAGGTGGCGGTGTTCTGGAAGTACAAGAGTCTGAAATTAAGATTATTAGATATGATATAGAGGCTTATACAACAGGCAAGAATGGTGGTGAAAAGATAGAAAATTGTGCAGACTTAGAGATGAAAGACGGTGAAAAGATACTTATTATAAAAAAAGGGGCTGATATTTGAGTATAGCAGAACGCCGTAAATTCTGGAAAGAACAGATTAGGCTATCGAACACTAAACCCTCAAAGAATGTCAAGCCCCTCCGTTATCCTCATGTACCTGAAATGTCATATCAGCACTTCATTAAAAGACAATTAAGAAAGACCGTTACAGAGATAAGAGCTTTAATAGACCCTGAGATTAGCTTACTTGTCAAAGCCCATAAACAGGAAATGACAATAGATGCTTCAGGTGATAAAGCAAATGAGATATTCAGACAGGCACAGTCCCAATTACTGACAGGTATAGAGGAACAGCGACTAGGAATCGACCTTGCTTCACAGGCACAGCAGATAAATTATAATAACCGCTTACAGTTAAACAGGCACTTTAAACAGGGCTTAGGGATTATACCTTTAGCTCCTGAACCTTGGCTTGCACCGTTATTAGGCGATTTCGTGACTAGAAATGTAGTATTAATAAAGAGTGTTGAAGCGGAGTTT